CGACCGTGCAGGAGAACTGAAGCGTCACGGCCACCTGGTAGAGCCCCGACGCCGGCACGACCAGCCTGCTCGACGGCGAGCCGATGACGACGCCGTTGCTGATCTCGGTGTTGTCCCACGTCACGAGGTACTCATCGCCTGCGACGGCGGGCGTCTGCGTCGTCGTCTTGGTGAACTCGCCGTAGTATTCCTGCAAGCTGATAGTCGGACGCACCATAAGCTGCCCGATGGTCGTGCTCGCGTAGAGCACCGCCGCGACCGAGATCACGTTATCCGGCGCGGTGGGTTTGCTGTTCGTCAGCCCGCCTACGTTATCAGGCGACGCCCAAAGAATCTGACCGGTCACCCACGTCTCGCCGTACGGCGCGCCTGACGTGTTGACGCCGACAACGCGCCCGTAGAGCGTGACGTAACCCTGCGCGCTTGGCTGGATGTCCTGCGTGGCCAGACCGACGAAGTACAGCGAGTCCGTGCCGCCGTCCGCCAGGTAGGGCGCGACCTTGATGCGGTTGCTGCCGTTGGCGCCCGCAAAGCCGACAGCCGTGCCCTTCGGGATAAGCGTCGGCGTGCCGTTGAGCACAATCATGCGGATGACCGTGCCTTCCCGGTCGTTAATCATCTGGATCTGCGCCAGCGCCGAGTCGGCGGACGCCTGGGCGTTGTCGGCGGCGTTGGACACCTCATCAATGGTCGAGGGCGAGGCAACCTCCGCCGCGTCGAATAGCCCCTCGAACGCCTTGATCTGCTCCTGATTCTTCAGGAACGTCGCGAGCTGATCGCGCGTCAGCCGCTTGATGAGTTTGCCGGTGATGGCCATCAGTACGCCAACGGCTCGAGCGTCGCCTCGAGGCGCGCAAACGCCAAGTGCGCGTCGCTGTCGCCTTGGAAGCGCTGCACGCGCCAGTTGCGCATGTGCCCCTGCTGGAACCAGACGAGGCGCTTAGTGTAGTTGCCGACAGTGCCGGCCTGAACGACGCGATCCTGCGACCAGTTGAGCCCATCAACGCTGTAGCTGGTCGAGATTGGCGGGTTCTTGCCGAGAGCGACGCGACCAGTGAGCGAGACCAGCTCGAGCGCGTTAAAGAGCGCGCCGCGCGAGTCGTTGTAAACGATGCGGGTCGCGAACTCCCAGCGCACCTTCGAGCCCCAGTGCGCGCTCGTCGCCTGGTCGAGATAGCCGACCGCGGTCGACTGCGGATCAGCCGTCAGCCAGCGGTCGTACGCCCACACAAAGCTGCGCGCGCGGTACTGGGCGTAGCCCTCGATGGTCGAGGCGAGACAGAACCAGACCGGTACGCCCGCCGCCTGCGATGCCGCCGCGTCGTAGACGAGCGTGCGGTCGGGGAGGTGGATGTAGAGATGCTGGTGGCTGCGGTCGTTGCGCGCCTCGAGCTTGACGCCCGCAAGCTGCGTCTCGGTGTAGTCGAGCAGCAGATCGTCGATCTCCTGCGTCGAGATCTTGGTGGCGGTCGCATTCACGCCGAGATAGACGCCTGGCGCTTCATTGCGCCCGCTGCCGAGAAACGCGATGGTCTCGACATAGACGCAGCAGGCGTGCGTCCCGACGACGCCCTTTTGGATCTGCGCGCCTTCGATGCGCTGGAACGGGAAGAACTCGCTCCCGACGTTCTCGAACACCTCGATGGTGTTGCGGTTGAGCGCGTAGATCTCGTTCCGCAGCTTCAGAAGCGCAACCACGGGGTCGGGGTCGATCTCGGAGCTGCCATACTTCAGCGGGTTGACAGACGTAGGATCGGTCAGCTCGGTGACGACCAGGCTCGTCCCGTCCGTCGTCATGAAATAGCCGTCGATCCACGCGACATCAAGCACAACGCCGAGGTCGGGGTCGGTTACCTGCGTCAGCGTCGAGCCGTCCCAGTAGAATAGGTTGTTGTTGCTGGCGATGGCGAGGCGGTCGAAGGAGTAATCGAACGTGACGAGGTTCGTGCCGCCCACGTCGCCCAGCACCGTCACCGTGCCATTCGATGCGATCGAGCAGAGCTTCGTCCCCATCACGCGATAGCAGACGCCGTTCCAGACGATTGCGCCGCGGTCGATGCCGGGTCCGGTGCCGTTCTGCACAATGCCATCCGCGGGACGCAGAAAGCCCTCGGAGATGCCCGAGTCCACCGGCACCGGAACCATGTTGACCGGATACGACGTGCGTATCGCGGGCGACGTGTCCGTGTAGATGCCGGAGGCGATGGGAATCTGCATTAAACGCCGCCCTCGCCGGTCGCGATGTTGAGCGTCGTACCCGCCGCGCTGATATGCGCCACCGTCACGTCGCCGCTGCGCTTGCGGACGATGATCTCGCTGCCAGAGCGAACGGGAAGGTCCGCCGTCGTGGCGGTCTGCGTGCCCTCGCCGATGCGAACGTAGCAGATATTGGCGCCGCTGTTCACCAGCCGAACCGCGCGGTCTTGGCTGTTGACGGTGACGCTCGCGCTCGTCGCAGCAGGCGTCACGACCTGGTTGCTTTTGTCGCGTTGGGTGAACTGGATGTTGTACATGTCAGACTCCAGAGAGATGAGGAAAGTTTAGCATGATCGCTCGCGAGGGCGGGAGCGGAGGAGGTTTTTGAGAGTCATACTATTACATCTCAATCAGTTTGCCGTTGGCAGGATACCCGCCCACCATATATCGACGCCCAGACTGCGCGGCAATTACGCCAGAACCCTTGTATATGATCGAAGCATCAATGGTGAAACTGTTGCTTGCGCTGTCGTTCCATACCCAAAGTTCTTGCCCCGGAATCCTATTGTTTATTGTTGTGATTCCAGTAAATGTGGTTCCGTTAGGAGAAACGATCAATTTGCTTGTTTGCGTCAAATCTATTGTTTGCGCTGATGTCATCCAGTAGCACGATGTCGTTTGGTTGACTCGTCCTGTGTAGTTTCCGTTTACGTCTTGCGCAATAGAAATCTTGCTGTCGCAAAAATTGCTTGAATCGTAAGTAAACGCTGGCGCGTTTATATCGCTCAGTGCTGGCTGCACATACAATGCAAAGCCGTTTGCCAAAGAGTTCAGCCTAGAGTTGGCCACTACCCCACCACGGACACTTGCCGCAATCCATATAAGAAGACCAGAACCAACAAAAAAGGTCTGGTCTATCTTTGGGTTTCTACAATATGTGCCAGCAAACTTAATGCCTACAGAGTTATTGGCCGGATTCGCTCCATCGACCGCAACACCGCCGCCGTTGTCTTCCCAATAACAGCCAATAAAAGATGGCTGATCGCAGTCTTCAATATAAAACGCCGCTTTCCCAACGGTGTCGGACGTATTGCAAAGCTCAAAGTCGCAAGTGTAAAAACCCAGCGTGGTGTTTTGCCCAACAATTTTGAAGCCTTCTTGCGTGCAAGCGGCTGTCCGGCACTGTATAAACGTGTTTTGATTGAAAGCCGGCGTGGTTGTGTCCGTTGAAACATTGAATCCTATGCGGCAGTTCAGTATTTCAACACTATAGTACGACGACCAAATTTGACGACCGAGAACTTCAATTCCCCTGTCGAAACGATCAATCCAGATGTTATTTAAGCTGTGCCAGTCGTTTATGGTGCTGACGTTGGTCCCTTTGAACAAAATGCCGACGCAATTTGAAACCAAATCTATGTTATCAAATCTTATGTCTCTGATTTGACAATGCTGCATCGGTGAAGATGTCGCATCAACACGCAACGCGTAAGTTGCGCCCGCTGGCGGCTTTATGGTCGTGCCGTTTTCTGCTCCTTCACCGAAGACCATCTGTCCATCGGCTATATCAAAAGATGCCTTGTATGTGCCTTTCGGGAAAAACACCGATTTCCCTGTGTTGATCGCAGCCTGTATTGCGGCCGAATCATTTGCGACCCCATCCCCCACCGCCCCAAAGTCCTTCACGCTCACAACATCGCGCAGCTTCGACTGCACGGTGCGAGAGACGGCGCCGGTGCCGGCGGGCGTGTACGTGATCTCGTCCGCGTTGTCGGGCAGATCCATCGTCTGCTCGAGGTACGCCGTCAGCGTCGACAGCGAGAACTTCCTCGCGTCGCCGTTCTCGACCGAGTACGTCGGAACCTGGTTGCTGGGCTCGAGCGTGTCGAGCGTGGGGAGTTGGTTTATGGTGGGCATGGTTTATGTTCCGATGGAGTTAAGCCGGGCCGCCTATCAAGTCGCCGAAAAGTAAGTTCCAGACCCAATTATTCTGCAACCAGACAAATTGGCGTTTGTGAGCTGTGTGCTCCCCGTGTGGTAAAGAACCAAACCGCCAGCGCCAGCAACGCCGCTAAACCTGTTAGTGGTGTAAGTCGAATATCCAGGGACAAACGCGCCGCTATTGTTTTGCGGGGCGTGAACAAAGCCTGTTATAGAAATTCCAGTTGTGTCGGAAGTAGAAGGCCACGTTATATCAAACGTAAAATTAACGACCCTTCCGATTTTTGTGTACGTTGCGCTTGTTACAGTCAACGACACGCCTGCCTGCGCTGGCGTCCACGTCCCCTCTTCGTAATCGTCAAGGGTGTTTGGGTCGCTAGATGTGATCTGCGTCGAGGGAAACGATATCTTTGCGGTGCTGACGTTGTTGCCGTAAACGCTTGTGCGCCAGGCGCTGCCTTGTAAACCGCTTCCGGCAGTTGTTGGAACTGTGTTTTGGTCCAGTCCAAAAAAAGTGCCGAAATAGCTCTGGTCAAAAATGACGCCGGATGTGTTGCTTTCGTTGTAGTCCCCGCCAACTACGGTAACCCAACGGCATTGTGGGTACGTTGAGGCGTCTGCACCTGACAGGTACAGGCCGTATCCGCCATTAACTTCTGTCAGACAGTTGATAAGCGTCACCCACCAACAAAACCCAAGCCGAATCCCGTCGCCGCCATTGTGCTGGCAGAATGCTTGAGTGACCGTGCAGGCGTTTGCATTTGCGCCGGTGGACGTATCCACTTTGCCGTCGTGGATGTATATGCCGTAGCGCGTATTGTATTGCGATGTGCAGTGCGTAATTTCACAGGAGTTGAAGTTAGACGTAACGCTATCTGCGCCAATGCGTATCCCGTCTCGACCGGCTCCATGCACTAGAAAATGCGAGATTTTTGCTGAATTACCGTTCAATACAACGCCGTCGCCAGTGTTGCCGGCTTGGCAAACCAAACCGCCGTTTGTAACAACGCCGGTCGATGAAATCGAGATGCCCGCCGTGGTCATAGACGAAGACTTAATGAACCGCGCCGGTGGGTACACGCCGGACGTGTTACCAATTCCGCCTTCAAAATCAAGCCTTGTGCGCGCAGGAACGGTGATGGTGCCGGAAATAAGATAAGTCCCAATCGGGACCAGTACATGATAAGAGGCCGTCAACGCCGCCTGAATCGCTGCCGTATCGTCGGTCACCCCATCACCTACCGCTCCGAAATCCCTCACACTAACGACATCTCGCAGCTTACTCTGCACCGTCCTCGTCACCGCCCCGGTGCCAGCCTGCAAAAAGCTCACTTCGTCCGAATTATCGGGAAGGTCGAGCGTGTCCTGCATGTAATCGGTGAGAGCCGTGATCGACATCCTCCGCGCGTCACCCGAGTTCGGCGCATAGACGGGAATCTGGTCACCGCTTGACGGCGTGCCGAGGAGCGGGAGCTTGTTGATCGTCGGCATCTTTACTTCACCAGGTGATTAACGAACCAGGTTCCCAAGCCCCCAAGCGCTGACGCAATCGCCATGCCGGCGAAGATCCCGCCGTGACTGCGATTGGCGAGCGCGAGGAGCTCCTTCACGTCCTTCTGCAAGTCCTCGACCTGCGCTTCCAGCGTCTTTACCTGCCCGATCAGCAGTCCGAATTTCACGGGGTCAACATCCGTCACGATCAGCGCTCCTTCAATGGCAGCGTCGTGATCGCGCGCAGCACCACGACAGCGATGGCAATCATGCACCCGACGAACGCCTGGCCGGCGGGCGGGAGCGGTAGATGGAAAACGAAGCCTTGCAGAACGCTCAGCACCGCCAGTGCGATAGAAAACTGGATGGTGCGGGAATTCAGGAGGTTTTTTAGAGTTGGCATGGGTTAAACCTCAAAAATTAATTCGGAACATCTGCTCCGGTTTGAGATACCTGCACCCAAGCGGAGACAGAATTGTCAAACTTGAAGCTAATAGATCTGCTAAACCCGTTCGCTGGGTTTGTCCAAGCGGATAAATAGTACGCCGCCGCCCATGTGATTGCGCCCATGGCCCCGCCGCTAGCGTTTGCAACGGTAATGGTAATTATCTGACCATGGATGCCTTTTGTTGGCGCATTGATAGAGAATGCGGTCGAATTAGTCACGCGAATTGTGAAGCTATCGCTTATAGAAGCATTCGGCGTCATTGACGCTGAGTACGGAACAACAAGGTTTGCAAAACCAAGAAGCGCCCCAGAATCTTTTGCGACTGATGCTCCAGTTGTCCCTATTATGATGTTGTCTTTTGTGTATAAAGTTGAAGTATCAAAAGCATAAACGCCATTTGACGTGCTGTTTTTTATTATGCAATTTGTCACAAAAACTTCCGAGGAGTTTTGAGAAATAACCCCATAAGATCCGCCGCTTAGATACGCCCCACTGACAACGTGCTCTGTGCCGTTTGTAAACTGTATGCACGCATCCGTTGTTGCCGTGATGTGCGCGTTCCTAACATGCACATTTGAGCCGCGCTGAACAATAATGCCTTGAGTTGCAGCGCCTCTTATTCTGATATCAGACAGCAAAAGATTCTGAACTTCGCCAAAACCTGCCGCGCCTGAAATTAAAATCGCTGGTCCAGGGCCGCCATATGTCGGAGTCTCTGCGACAATTGATACGTTTGAGACAACGCTGTTTAAAAGATTTCCAGCGTACCCGCCGGGGATGCCGATTTGAATTGCGCCGACCGACCCATACCAATTAAAAACAGACAGGCCGTCAATTACATTTCCGCTCTTGTCTGAGGCGTTTGCGCTCGTGATCCCAGCTCCGGCGCCACATAAACGAGACGTGCAGCCGCTAATAACGCTGCCGTTTGATGATTCAATAACAAAGCCCGTGTCGGTGCAATTTGCAGCGATACAATTTGCGATGACGTTTTGCTCGCCAGACGTAAAAATTCCGTCTGCGTCTTTTGCCGGAGAAAGCCCAGCCTCTCCTGAATCAAGCATGATGCATCCATCAATTCTGCATCGAATGGATTGCCCGGCTGCAACAATAGCCACCGCTGAGATGTTGTTATACCCCAAGCATCCTTTAACGGTAACGTTTATAAATTGGCATTCGGTGCATCCAGAAAAACCGACGCCCATATAGCGAACTGATTGAGTCGCCTTGCGTGCGTCCTTGTTTGCATCAAAAGTTAAATTCTCAACAATAACGCCATTACGCCCTACTGCTTTAAGCATGTACTCAAACTGAGACCCAGCCTTAGCATTAATGCGCGCCTTTCCAGTAACAAGAATGTTGTTAACATTTATGTTTAGTTCATTCGATATGACATATGTTCCGTAGGGGAAATAAAGCGCCTGATATGGTTGGCAAGCATCAAGGGCCGCCTGTATGGCGGCGGTGTCGTCCGTAACCCCATCACCTACAGCGCCAAAGTCCTTGACGCTCACCGTCTCCCGCAGCTTGCTCTGCACACTTCTCTGCACCGCCCCAGTGCCCGCCGGGTCGTAATCGATGTCGGCGGCGTTATCGGGCAGCGAGAGCGTGTTCTCCATGTATGTCGAGAGCTGGCCCACCGACACCCGCCGCGTGTCGCCGTTCGACTCGTCGAAGATCGGCAGACTATCGCCTGGGAGAACCTCGCCGATGGGAGACAGGTTAATAATCTGCGGCATCAGTTGAACTCCAGAATGCCCTCGGGGCCTGTCTCGACAGGATCAACCGGGGTTGGCATGAAAGGATCGTCCGCGTCGCGCCAGTACTTGTTGCCGGCGCCGGACGGGAGCGTATCGGGGAATTGCAGCTCAATCGGCGCGGTGGCGCGCTGCAAGACGGTATCGTAGGCGGTCTTAGCCAGCAGCCGCGTATCCGGCATGATCTGTTTGCCATACGACGGCGCCAGGCGCACGGCGAGGTTGAGAATCACCGCCTCGTTGGCGCTGTCGGGGACGTTGGTTTCTTCTGACAGACTGCCCTGCTCGGGAGAGGCAGGGATAGGGTAGGAGAGGCGGATGCCCTTGCCGTTCCAGTCCGCCATCATGGCGTCTAGACGACGCCGTGCGTACTCAAGTTGTTCTGGCTGGATGTCGAAAACGTAGGACGCAAGCCCTATCTCGGTGAGCGCCGCCTCAACGAATTGCCTCTTTGTGTACGCCATGCATCACCTCGTTGATTCGCGCTAATAATACCTTGTCTGCCGTTCGGGCATTGTAGCGAATCCCGAGCTTGCGCGCTTGTTGTTCAATCTCCCCACGCGACGGCGGTGCGTCGTCACTAGGTAAAGCATACGTGCGCCGCTTGCGCAGAGCAATCGAGCGCATACGCCCGCGCAGACGCGGATAGGCGGCTTCGCCCGCAGCGTCGCACGCCTCCGCAATCGACTCAAACCATTTACCCGATGCCAGCGCCTCTGCCAGCTCTTCCTCGCTCTCGACTGACTTGCAGCCCCACGTGGGATGGCTGGTTGTCTTCTGATACGGACCAGGCGAGCAGTAAACGTGGCGCGGATACATCATTTCCCCTTTTTTGGTGCTTTCGACGGTTTGCCCGCCTTCTTCGCTGCGGTGCGCGCCGTCTCGAGCGCGATTGCGATCGCTTGATTCTGCGGACGCCCTGACTTCATCTCTTTCGAGATGTTTTCAGAGATGGTCTTCTTCGAGTAGCCCTTCTTTAACGGCATAGGTCACTCTCTCCTTTCTACGTTCTCTAGCTGCGGCCATAGCCGCAAGACGCTTTGCTCTGATTTCTGGGTCCGCCCATGATCTTGCAACTCCAGCAGCTTGTCGAGCCATCGCCGCTTCATCCATTTTTGGCATTGAGCGCTGCTTTGCAGAGATGCTCATTTTTGCCTTGGTTTCTTCCGTCCTGGTGTAAGACGCGAGCTTCTGTTTTGTTTCATTAGACATAACATAGCCAGACGCCTTTCGCTGCTCCCAAATCTCTTTGAATTTTTCAGAACGTTTTTTTCTAGCCTCTGCTGTCCAAGCGGCCTTCAATCCATCCGAAACCTTTCGTCTGTATTCTGGGTCTTGCCAGTTCCGTCGAACGCCCTCAGAAATCCTGGATGTATCAGCAACTTTTCTTCCCGTGGCTTTTGCGGAAATCTTGGCTGCAACTTCTGGGTTTTTTGATGGCGCTGTCTTTCCGCCGTGCGCCACGTTGTAACCATTTGGAGACAAAGTGTTGAGGCTCTTGATTGCGTCCTCTTCTGCTGCGTGCAGCTCTTCTTGCGATTCAAACTGAGCCAGAACGATTATCTCTGGGTCTCCGTGCTGCCGCCAAGCGCAATGAACAAGTAGTTGGCTATCAGATGCAACAGAACGCCGATGCTGAGCAATCCTGCTTTTTATTGTTCGGGTTGTTTGCCCTACGTACGTTTTTCCAGAAGAAAAAACCAACTTATAAAGAGTGTGCATATCATGGCCCTGCTTTTACACAGAGCCATGATAGCACTTTGCGGAGTTATATTATTTGGTTATTGCCCAAAAATGAGGACTCCGCACATTTCCGGGGCTGTGCAGACGACCCCGTACAACGTATCCAGACGATACTTGATCGTCATGGTGTCGATGTCGTAGAACTTCTGCATCACCAGCTCGATGCCCTGGTCCGTGCTTGCACGCATGACCGCCGCGCCGCTGTCGGTCGGAACTGCATATCGGCCCGGAAGCAGCTCGATCGAGTTCTTGAACCAGAACGGGTTGACGTTGCAGGCGTTGTCGTTCAGCCAGTTAATCGCCGCAGTCGCCGAGGTCGACGCTACGTTGATGTTCTTGTACTGAAGCTCGGCGTCGG